TTCATTTGAGACAGTTGTCTTCCCTATCATTAGAAGAGTATTCTCTAAATTATTAGCTAATGATATCGTTTCAGTACAAGCGATGAACTTACCAATCGGTAAATTATTCTACTTTGTACCTAAAATTCAAAACAGACAAGCAGATGCTTTGAATAATCACTGGGCACCGTTTGGAGCACCTAACGCAACAGGTCAAACTCTTAACGATGGTTATGGTTCAGGTAAAAACCTTTATGATAGATTCTACGAAGGTGAAGTACCTAACTCAGACCCAGCAGGTTTATTCGATTACTCTAAAGGAGCATACTCAGCAGTTACTGCGGCTTTAACAAACGTAGTATGGAGTGGTTCTGCTTTATCAACAAATGTTGGTACAGCTTACTCTGCAGGTAACGTAAGACAAGTACTTGTTGCTTTATCAGGTTTCTCATCTGCAGGTCAAGGTAAATTAATCGGACCTAACGGTAACGAACAAGATACTGAAGAGTTCTTATCATCGTTAGTTGTAAGTAGTGGTGGTACTTACTACAACTTTAACGTTGTTACTCAGAAGTATGGTAAAGGTATCGTACAGTACGGTTATGAGCAACCTACAACTTTCCCAGGTGGAAGATATGACGACATCTGTACTGCAGACGGTGTAATCTACTTAGCTGTTGACACTTCAACTCCAGCAGTTGCAGGAGCGTCTATAGACGGTTACACAGGTACAACATTCGGAGCTAATCCAGCATTTAACGCGACATATAGAATATATAAAGATTTAGAATTCGAAGACCAAATCGGTGAAGTTTCTTTCGACCTTGATGCAGTTACTGTATCGGTTACAGAAAGAAAATTAAGAGCTCAGTGGTCTCCAGAATTAGCACAAGACGTTTCGGCGTTCCACAACATTGATGCTGAAGCTGAATTAACAGCTTTATTATCAGAGCAAGTGGCGGCTGAAATTGACCGTGAAATCTTAAGAGACTTGAGAAAAGGTGCGGCTTGGACATTACGTTGGGATTACAACGGATGGAAGAGAGTGTCTAATGGTTCAGTTAATTATAACCAAAAAGACTGGAACCAAACGTTAATCACTGCGATTAACCAAATCTCAGCTCAAATCCACAAATCAACATTAAGAGGTGGAGCTAACTGGATTGTAGTTTCTTCGGAAATTTCAGCAATCTTTGATGACTTGGAGTACTTCCACGTTTCAAATGCAGCTCCTGACCAAGACCAATACAATATGGGTATTGAGAGAGTAGGTACATTATCTGGTAGATACCAAGTATATAGAGACCCTTACTTCCCACCTAACACTGTATTGATGGGACACAAAGGTTCTTCTTTATTGGATACAGGGTACGTTTACGCACCGTATGTACCATTACAGTTGACACCTACAATGTATAACCCATTCAACTTCACACCTATCAAGGGTATCATGACTAGATACGCTAAGAAGATGGTTAATAACCGTTTCTATGGTAGAATCGTTGTTGATGGTGTTAGAACGTTCGACTTGAACTCTTTAAGATAATATATCTTAATATGAATATAAAAGGGGACCTTATTGGTCCCCTTTTTTTTTGGTATATTTTCTACGACAATGAGGTGAGTCTTCACCAAAATACAAACATCTTAAAATCTCATTCTCAACTCTTAGAGGTTGAAACTCATCAGCATCATTTGGTCTATGACCTTTATTACGTGCCTTTATCATAATCATTTCATTTTCCACAATTTTAGTACTCATTTCACTTTTAGTCATAATCTGTTTTTTTTGCATAAAAAAAGGGACAATGTCCCTTTTTAATAAATTAATTTAAGCTTTATGAACTTCAGGTTCAGGAACAGAATTATCTTTTTCCTCAGGTGGAGTAGTTAAAACTCTAATTGCTCTTGAAATCACTTCAGACTCTTCAATACTGAACGCACCTCTTTTATGTGCAGATTTAGCAGCATGTACTACACAGTACAATGATTGGTCTGCGTTTAGATTTTGAACAAATTTGTCCAAATCTTGAAGCTGTGTATAATTGATTGTATCAAAGAGAGTACCAATAGGTTTTGGTTGTTCCTCTACTTGTTGTTCAGTACCATTTTCTTCTAAAACCTCATTAACCTTATCCTCTACAGGTTTTGTTTCAGTTTTCTTTGTTCTAGTTTTTCTTGGTGTTGTTTTCTTTGTCTCGTCAGACGTTGTTTTTTTAGCTCTAGCCATTTTGTTTTTTTATTAATGTAATAAGTTTATTTCTTGTTATATTTATATAATAGATAATAAAATTATAGGAATAATCAAGCATGAGTGAATATATTTTATCAGAAGATTTAGCCGTATGGTTTGGAAAGAAAAAAAAGAAGAAAGGTTCATCTCAACCAAAAGGTCCATGGGTTAATATTTGTAAGAAGAAAAAAGGTGGAGGACACCCCCCATGTGGACGTAGTGATGCGGATAAAGGTGCGTATCCTGTTTGTAGAGGTGCCGGTGTTGCAGGTAAGATGACACAAAAAGAAAAGGATTCTGCTTGTCGTAGAAAAAGGGAAAAAGAGAAAAAAGACACTCAAACAGGCAAAGGTCAAAAACCTACAAGAATTAAAGTGAAAAATTATAAAAAGAAAAATGAATCAATAGACAAATTAATTAAATTAGTCTTAGAGGATGAAATGGCAGATATTAATGTATCTGACGTAGCAGTTAAAAGTATATGTGATTCTGAAAAGTTTTGTAAAGCACAAGGACCTATTACTTTTGGACAGTTAAGAAGTATTGTGGATGCTGCGATGAGTAAGAGACTGTTTAAAAACGTGGGTGAAGGTAGTGTAAAGGCATTTCTTCGCCTCCTACCATGGTTTATACCACAAGTTGCCATCGGTGAATTTATAGCTTCAGCTATGAGGTCAGCCAATAAAGTATTGGGACCCTTATTAAAACAAACTAGTTCTTACAAATCTTGGTGGGCAAAATCTATTTTAAGGGTACTTGAATTGGCAGAGGGTAATATAAACCCTACCGACCCGTTTAGTAAAATATTTTTTGTTAGTGATGGTTTAATGAGTTTAATGAATAGTAAAAGTAAATTAAAGTTCGCTTATTATATCTCTGAACTCGCATCAGAAAAACCTGACGATGAACCTGTACCTGAATATTTCGTAGAGAATGAATTAAGAAATTGGATTAATCAGAGATTTTTATTGGACCCACCATTAAAATCTAAAAATATTGATGACATTCAATCACCATTACAACTAAATGAACCTATTGATGGGGAAGAAGAAATTGAATTAATCGAAAATGTTTTACGTAATTATGTTGTAAAAAAACAAGTAATATCGGAAGAGTTACAGTACCATTTTAATAATAAAATTTCATTAACTGAAAACGTTTTTAGATACGGTAGTCCTAAATATTTTGATGTAATTAACGAAGCTCGTAAATTATATAATCAAGGGTATACTGATTGGAGTGAGGAAGAGATAGAATTATTAGAATCTGATAGAGGAAAGTTCTTTATATATAAAGGTGAAAGATTACCTCTTGATTTTCCTATGGTAAATGAACAATCATTTAGTTGGGACGGGACATACGCCAATGAAGTCAATGAAAATACTGATAGTGATTTAAATTACAATATTTTATTGGGTTATGCGATGCAATTATCTCAGCAGTATTGGGAAGATAGTAATAAAGATATCGATATGATAGGGGCACTTAAAGAAGTGAAAATGTATTTTATGGATTTAAGAGATAATAAAACACCTAATACCTTATCTCAAAAAGCTGAAAAAGCTAAAGACACTATTGAAAAACTTGTTGGAGATTTATCTAATAGTGTTTTATCCGAGTTAGAAAAACTTGGTAAAAGTTTAAAGACATTAAATGAGGCAGAATATAAGGGTAAAAAGGTTAGTTTAAATAAACCTAAATCGGGAGGACCTAAAAAATGGTATGTTTATGTTAAAAACCCTAAAACAGGTAAAGTTATAAAAGTCTCTTATGGGTCACCTGTTATGACTGCTAAATGGAACGACCCCGGTGCTCGTAAATCATTTGCGGCTAGACATCAGTGTGCTAAGAAAAAAGACAAAACTAAAGCTGGATATTGGGCGTGTAGAGCACATAAAGATTTTGGTAAAAATGTCTCAGGTAGATTTTGGTAATGTTATATTCAGACACACAACTATCACATAATAAAAAACGTAGAGTTTTTAATGAGTCAGTTAACTCTGAAGAGTTAAAATGGCACAAAGATGAGTACGACCGTATAATATTTGTAGAATCAAGTGACGGTTGGAAACTACAAATGGATGAAGAACTACCTCAGGACCTTCAGGTTGGACAAAAATACTTTATTAGTAAAGAGAGTTACCACAGAGTAATTAAAGGGTCTGGTGACCTTAAAATTGTTATTATAGAAGATAATGATTATATAAGAGTACCTAAACCTGTGATTAATCAGATGAAAAAGGGGTTATCGTACTCTAAAAGAGGTGGTATTTTTAGTAAATCGACACATAAGATTATCGAAAACGGTATTATACATAAAAATGAATTAATTAAGTCTAAGAAATTTTTTGATAGTAAAAAAAATAATGTAACTCTTAATGAAGATTATAAGGGTAAACCTTATAAAGACTTAGAGTATGTACAATGGCTTTTGAAAGGTGGTGATATCGGTTATAAGTGGGTAATCTCTAAGACGAGTTAATCCCAAGCTCTCGCTAAATCCTTAAATGTATTTTTTTTAATTCTGATTAGATACTTCGGGTTAGAATATGCTTTAGGTTCACATAAATAAAAATAATCAATAGCCTTTTCAATACAAGATGCTTCAGTTTCCATTACAACTTTTTCTTTCGAACTTGTAGACTTTACTAACTGGTAAGTGGTATTTCGATACATTTTTTTTATTAATTATACTACAAATATAACAATTATTTTTTACCCGAACAATATTTTCCTGAACATCTTTTTTTACCATCTAAACCCGGCATCTTACCTTTACATACTTGTACTGCATAACCATTAGCGTATGCGGAAGGGTAAACATCATATTTTGCTTTGGCTGCGTTTTTACCACGAGCACAAAGTGTTGTGTTTTTTTTCTTCTTCTTTTTTTTCTTTTTGGATTTTTTCTTTTCACTTATCACTCTAGTGATAATTTCTATAAGTTCGTTCTCTGTAATTCTTACCTTTCTCATTTTCTATTGACTATTTGGAATTTAAGTTCTCTTTTATAAGTATTAACTTCTCTATCAGTAATCACCTTTATATCTATAAAATATTCATTAGGTATTTTATCATCAGTGTAGAATATAAAATAGTGACTATCTGGAGTTCGATTAATCTTAGTCCAATCTTGTACTTGTACTTCAGTTTTTCCTTCTCTAACATAAACCCTATAATATGCGTCTACTTTACTTAATACTTCGTTAGTTGTGTAAGCCTTCTTTATAATGACATTAACTTTTCTAGTATCATTACCTAAAATTTTCTCGTCTTGTTTAATTCCATAAAAATCAAATCCATATATAGAAGGTTCGTTAGTTGTTGTACCTATTTGATAATAATCTGATAGTTCATT